TAATTTTAATGTCTTGTATATTAATAAATTGTTTGTATATGTTTGGACTTGATTTCATATCATCTCCACCGACAGCGGCGGGTATTAATTTATAAGAACCACTTGATGGAGCAGTAGACAACGAACCTAGTGGGCAGAATATATATCCCCTCTTGTTTTGAAAAAACATATAATTTGCATTATGTGGGGATTCATCGGAAGAACATCTCTCTGATAACCAGTTAAGAGTGTCCATCGGTGTCCAATTAGGAATCACATATTTATATTCACCCAAGGTTTTTATTATAAATGCTGATGCTTTAGGGAAGGAAGTTTCAAATATATCTTTCGCTATATCTGAAACTCTACCTTTAACTGATTTATTGATTCTTGAAATTTTAGATATTCTATATTCTTTTGAAATGAAACTTAACTTATAAATTTCCGATTTACCGTTGTCAGACTTGGCTCGTTCAGTTATTCCGTGAACTTCAAATTCTAATTCTTCTAAATCATTTCCAAACCCAGGCGTTCGGAAAATCAAAGTTAAGGTTTCTTGACCGACAATAGGAAAATGATTAATCATATTATGAGCATCGACTACAAGTGCATAACCAGACATACAATTTGTGTATATGTCTTCAAATACACTAATGTGTTTTATCTTTGATATTAAGTCAGTTTCTCCGCCTTGGTCTGATTTAAGAATAATACTTACAATCTCAACATCGTTGAGTTTTGAATATTTGTCTGGATTGGTAGACATTATTCTTTAATAACCTTTTCAAATTCTTCTATAATTGCACTTACATATCTTGGGGCTATAATTTTAATAGACCTCTTGGATTCATTTTGACTTTCTTCGTGTTGGTAATTGGTAACAGTATATACATCTGTGCTGTCAATAATGTAATTTTGTAGAATTGTATCTCCATATTCTACTGTTGCACCACCATTCCAAGAACCTGTTTGACCAAGCAATGTTTGGTCGCCTGTACCTGATGATGGTGGTGTAGCATACGGATTTAAATAATCTCCTGTTGAATCTGCAAAATGATGAACGGAATCTTTATTTTCCGAAACTACTCTACCAATTCTTGCAACAGTATATACATAACTACCATCACCACTAACACCAATAGTAGTTATATAATCTTCAGCCGAGAAAGAACCAGACACACCTACCACTTCAAGTTTTTGAAATGTGGTATCCCAGTTATTAATTATCGCCCCTGTTGTCGTTGCAGTAAGACCATCAACAACACCATTACCATTTACAGAAAATGTATTACCCTCAATCCCATATATTTGGTCATTGTTCGCAAAATATGAACTAATGACATCACCAGTACCAGTATGGTCTGTTAGCATCAATGATACGCCTGGATATTTTACTTGGCTATTTCTTTTATTTAAAACTCGTGTTGATACAGGCCAATCATAATACGGATTTACTATGTCATTCATAATCATAATAATCCAGTGCAAAGATGGGTCACCGTATATCTTGTCTGCAACCATTTCTGGTGTTTCTCCGTCCAAAATTTCATATCCAGAAAAGAGTTCAGTTGTCTTTTTGATAGATTCTTTAACTCCAACTCGTTTAAGAATATCAATAGCAACTTTGGATGTAGTTCCATTATCAAACGAATATTGTGACAATGGGAATTTATTAAAATAAGACATATATTAAAATCCTGCGTAAATGTGATTTCGAGTAATTGCTTCCATTTCAGTAAATGTTAGAGTCAAATCCATTGCAGTAGGTACTCCATTTTCAAACGTAGAAACAATATCATTTGGGTGATAATTTACGGCAACAGAAGTACACGCACACCTACCAACTTTATTTATCCACGCATTTTCGTATGCATATCCAGGCGCCGTAGATAATCCACCCTGACCAAATCCATCAGTGTCTTTTAAATCTATAAATGTAATTTGAAATTCTGATGGTGTTAATAGATATGCTTGACTTGCATTTAGTTCTGGGTGTGCGTGGAATCTGAACAACTTACATATAGTTAGCATATCAAATGCTTCTTTGTCGTTTTTAGGTCTAAAATTAAAAGTAAAATCAAAAGTTCTAAATCCTACACTGTCAAACAATTGTTCTTTCCGTGGATTTCTTACAGAACCTGTTATAGCAGATATTGCAGGGGCAGCGTTTGTTTCTTGTCCTATCAACTCCGCAGCCGAATCCACAAACCCTGCGGCCTTACTCACAACGCCAGGAATCATACTGGACATATTTCCATCCAACAAACCTTTTATTAATCCCATATCGTGTTCTTGATATGCTAGTGTGTCTGTGTTTGTTAATCCGCCAGGCAAATATAAAGTAATTTTATCCTTGGATATTGTATCCGCTTTTCCCAACCGAGTATCTGCAATAAGTTTTTTGTTGCCTTGTGCATTTTCAATTTTTGATGCACCACCACCCAAACCCCTCAATCCTTCATCAAATACTTCTCCTACCCCCTCAGAATCACCAGATACTGTCTTTACTACCATATCCTTCATACCAGTGGCAACAGAAGCAACACCTTCAAGAAATTTCCCTGAAACCTCTGTTACTTTTTGAATGACAGTATCCATCTTGGGATTTTCTTTATGATAAATGTCAAAATGAATAAGTTGACCGTACTCTGCATTAGTGTCTAAATCACTTGGATATATTACTCTATTACCATTAGGTCTATCTTCACCCTTACTATTTATGTTCATATGGTCTAAGAATCCAGAGCGTTCAAAGTGATTGAATATCAATGCATCACCTATAGCCTTTCCTCGTTCTACAGTCATATCAGTGGCACCTTGTTGTGGGGGGTTATTTGACATCAGTTTCCTCTTTTATTTTCCGAAAGTAATATTAACCGTTATAAATATATATAAGGACTATTATAGTATGTCGTACAAAGGTAAATATAAACCGAAAAATGTGAGTAAATATATTGGTGACCCGACAAAAGTTACCTATCGTTCATTGTGGGAAAGAAGGTTTATGACATATTGTGACACCAATAGTAGTATTCTTTCGTGGGGGTCAGAGGAAGTAATAGTCCCATATAAGTCACCCATTGACAGAAAGTGGCACAGATACTTTGTAGATTTCATTATTGAAACCAAGAATAAAAAAGGACACAAAGAGATTATTCTCATAGAAGTAAAACCAAAAGCACAATGCTCTGCTCCCAAGAAGAAAAAGAAAGCCACTCGTAGATACTTATATGAAGTAAAACGATGGGGAATCAATTCTGCTAAATGGGAAGCGGCCACAAACTTTGCAGAGAACCGAGGATGGAAATTTCAAATCCTCACAGAAGACGAGTTATTAATTTAAATGGCAGATGCATTCAAAATATTACGAGATTTAGCAGAACAAAACGGTATAACAAATCCCAAGTCCAGAAAAGCCACTAGATGGTTTATGGAAAAGGTGAAGGATTTGTATGGTGACCAAACCCTTGCGACAAAAGAAATTCTCTCAGAAACTAAACATAACAAATATGTACAGAAGCGAATTCCAGGCGGAGATACTGCATTCGGAAAGATGTATACCTTTGTATATAATCCTATGCATAAACAGAAACTTCCATACTACGACCTATTCCCTCTTGTAATAATGATTAGTCGGTACAACGATGGATTTCTTGGACTCAATCTACATTACCTTGCACCGAAGTATAGACAAATATTGCTAGATAAATTATATCCCCTTATCACAAACAAGAACTATGACCACACAACACGATTCAGAATGACTTACGAGATGATAAGAGATTGGAAAAAACTCAAATATGCAAAACCTTGTATCAAACGATACAAGATGAAGAAAATTCGTTCAAGAGTTCTTCAGTTGTCTGCATCAGATTGGAACACAGCCATATATCTTCCGTATGAAAGATTCAAGAAGAAAAGTAAAAAAGGTGTATGGATGGATAGCAAAAGAGATATAAATAACTCATAGAGGAAATTAAATGTCAAAAATTACAGATATGATAGGTAAAGTAAATCGCTACGGTGTAGTTCAAGCCAACAACTACCGAGTGGTATTTGGTGGAATTGCAGGAATAGAAGATGTTGTAATAGGAACGCCTGGCGGAAACCTTGAAAATAGTGGAAGTGGGAAGAACAATTTCAATACTCGAATGAGTTTGTCTTGTGAAAGTGTTTCATTGCCCGGCCGCTCTCTTTCTACCAACCCATTCAAAACAATTGGTATTGGTATAGAAGTACCATACGAAAGATTGTATAGTGGTGACATTGAAATGACTTTTTTGTTTGGCCGGGATATGCAAGAAAGAAAAGTATTCGAGAAATGGATGGACAATATAATCAATCCAAAGAACAATAGATTCGCATACTATAAAGATTATATTTCAGATATAGATATAATTATGTTTGATGAAGCAGATAAACCAATATACAAAGCAAGAATAGAAGAAGCATATCCAAAAGAAATTGGAGCAGTTGCGTTGTCTAACGATTCATCAGATTTAGCAAGACAGTCGATAACATTTTCCTTCAAGAAATATTATCCGATTGATGTATCGGAAGAACAAGGTGGAATGTCTTCTACAGAACCTTCTGGTTTAAACGGAAGAACTGGTTTAAGTGGAAGAAATAGTAGCAATG